CTTGGAAGAATATATGAAGGCTATCAAAGACGACAAAAATGTAGAACAAAACATCGCAAAAAAAAATGATATGATGCAAAAGTATAGAAATATATTGAATGATGATGATGATGATGATGATGATGATGATGATGAATACAGTATAGATATGAGTAAAATAAAAAATAAGTTTAATGAGTTTGATGAGTTTATAAAAAAAACAAAATCAGATAGTTCTCAGGGTAATAAAATAACGAGTGAAAGCAAACAGTATGATACAGAAGAAACAAATTTAGATAGTTCTCAGAGTAATAAAAATGGTAACTTTCTTCCAGATATGGGATTTTTAGCCTATGGGAAAAGAAAGGTGGCTGAAGGACTGAATACATTAACTCCGGACGTAGTGGGGAGATATAAACGTCAAAAGGAGCGAGCTAAAGAACAGGATAAACTAACTGCTTACGAAACAGATAAGAATAATTTTATTAAGTTAAGTAAATTAACAGAAGAAGCAACTGCTTTGGAAAAAAAAATTCAAGAGTTAGTAGATGAGCAAACAAAACGAACACTTAATATAGATGAGTTTAAAATAAAAGACAGTTTAGTAATTGAGAGAAAAAATATGTGGAATCATAATGATACTGTAGTTATATTAAATAAACGAGCGAAATCTAATGATGATTTCATTAATTCCATTAATGAAAAAATGGAAGAAATTCTGGAAAAATATAAATCTACTGATAGTGATAAATATGAACATCATATTTCTAATACGAAGACGATAGATTTAAACCTCGACGGAAAAAATATTGTAGAAGCTGCTATTACTACTCCTGCTCCTGCTACTGGTACTGGTACTGGTGCTAATCCTCCTGCTCCTAATGCTCCTGTTACTCTTGCTCCTGCTCCTACTCTTGCTCCTGCTCCTGCTCCTAATGCTACTGGTAGTGGTGCTAATCCTCCTGCTCCTACTTTTAAAGAAGATACAAAATATTCGCCTGGTTTAAACAATGTAGCCAAAACAATTGGTGTAGATGTAAGTGAGTTGGCCGCGGCTTTACAAACATACGCAGAAAATGCTAATAATGCTGCTGCTACTACTACTGCTGCTGCTGCTAATCCGGTGACTGAGACTGCTACTGGTGATGCTGCTGATCCTGCTACTGGTGATGCTGCTGCTGCTGCTAATCCTGCTGCTAATCCTGCTGCTAATCCTGGTGCTAATCCTGCTGCTAATCCTGCTGCTAATCCTGCTGCTAATCCTGGTGCTAATCCTGCTGCTAATCCTCCTGCTTCTACTTCTGGTGCTAATCCTGGTGCTTCTACTTCTGCTTCTACTACTTCTCCTGCTTCTACTTCTGGTGCTTCTGCTGCTGCTTCTGCTGCTGCTGCTGCTGTTGCTAAAGATTTAATTAATCAAACAGTAATCGGAGCAACACGAGATAGAATAAAAACATTAAAAGGTCGCGAAATGGACGACGCTATGGGACAACAATACGGTTTATTTCAGAGTGGAGTTGAAAACCCTAAATACTATATAAAGACTAAAACCGGCGATGATGATGTATATTTAGATAATAACGGTAATAAGGTACAACTTGATCAAAAAATAATAAATAAACTCCAACCTGTTTCATTAAAACATCAAACAAAAGTTAAGATATTTAATAAAGACACTGTTTATAATGTATTAACAAAAACCGATACTGACGGTGAAGGTCGATTTAAGTATACGATAGATGGTGATGGTAATGAAACTAAATCATATCCAGATTATCAAGTCATACCAGCCGAACCCGTCACACAAGGAGGTTCAAAAAAAGGCCGTAATAAAACCTTAAAAAAACGTAACAAAAAATAAATAAATTTATCACACATATCGTTTTTATTGAATAAAACGATATGATATTAACTAATTAACAGCCAAAAGGAGTCGAACTGTTTTTTTTATTTTGTTGCTCTTGATATTCAACATCTGTGGATAGACATTCATCCCCTAATTTCGCAATATAGGCTGAACTATCTAATGGACCAACCTCCTTTTTAATAGTGCATGAATTATTATAGGGTGTATTGATGCGATTTTTAAACATATTATTTTCCATATTCGCAGGACAAGTGAAAGCTGCGACTTCTTTTGCCGGACAAGTTGGTTTCACTTCATTGATTGCCTTTTTTGTTTTACGTGCGATGTAATCCGATTGACCATTTAAATTATGATTATTATCGGGTTTCACAGTCGAATAAGGTGCGGGGCGTTTTGCCCACATATTACGACTACCCATCATACTATCGGTTGTTTTCACAGTTGATTTCATGACTGTATTATCATTGGTGGAAGTCACAGGAGGAATTATCATATTATTGGGATATGTGCCACAGCAACCACCGTGTCCACGAGGTGTAGGACCTCGCATAGGTGTCTTGGGAATAGAACGAGACAATGATGTTTGTCCAACCCAACCCTGATTACGATGACCTCCATTAATAGAAAATTGAGAAACACCGACACTCATATTGTTATATTTCGCAGCAGTTTTCTTTTTTAAAGCAACAATAGACATTATATATATATTCATTGTGAAAATATATATATCAAAAAACACACTTCTCTTCCTAAACACCTTTTGTATTATACAAGTATTCACATATGAATGAGAAGGACCAATTTGAACCATTTAAATTAATGACGTCGCCGTGATCATTTAATAATTGAATACGTAATTTTGTAATATTCACTGGACCAAAATATTTACGATCATTGTCTTGTAATGTACCGCCATATTCAGTAAATACATCCCCTTGTTTTAAACTCGATACTTTAATGGGAATCATTGCGAACATATCTTTGACGTAAGGAGGATCAGAATATAATTTCGTCGAATTCTTAACAATATTTTCATTATTAATTTGATTCGCGGCGAACAATTGATTTTGCGTTAGTCCCATACCTGGTTGCGATGCATTAAAAATTGAACACTGAATATTAGAGGTTAAAGGATTACATACACGTGTCCCACTACTCGAATACGCAGGTCGTTCTGCGTTTGGTGTATTTCTTACACCAGTAATTAAACCATCATTTAAATGATTTTGTGTGAAATCATCGACAATTAAATAAAGATTTTTAAAAAGATATAGATCTAAACTTGAATCTCCCTGCATTGTTACTATATTCGTTGATGCGTCCATTTTATAATTATTTAATTCGACATATTTTCCATTAAGGTCTGCTGTAGATTTCAAATCAAAATCAGGGTATGAATGAAATCCAAGTAGCCAACCAATAGTCACATCCCATGTGGTTGTTTGAAACGAATTTGTAGTGATTGACTGAATATTTTGGACTTCTCTTTCAGCAGCATTAAAAAACGACAATATATAATCTTCGGCTGTGTATTTTTGATTTACACTGACTTGAAAAACAGAATATTCTGTTCCTTTATCAAATGTCGAATATACGATTGAATTCTGTGTCTGAGTATTCTCTTTTAATCTATTATTAATCGCATTATACAAGGTATATATATTGTAAATACCATCAGTAACAGATAGTTCAATCTTTTTAACACCTCCTGTATCGGTTAAACCTTTAACACTTGATTGAGGAGTTAAGAATATAGAATCATTCTGCCTTTCTATTTTGCTAATTATTATGGTTTTACTAATATCGTGCATAATATCGCGCGAACCTTTAATTTCTCGTTGAGACCCCGATATATTATAACTAAAATCGGTAAATCCTAGTAACGCATTCCAAGAATTACCAGTGATTCCACTTACATCTGGCTCGGAATAACCCAATATAATATTCCCGGTTTCGCTATTGTACTGAATCTCCCCATCACCATCAACTACTTCTTCGACAGTATATCGTTCGTTTCCATTAAGGTCATAATAATTATTTTCATAACCTGTATAAGCTACGTCCACATCATCAATGGTAGTGGTGTCTGTTAATTCCACAATATATTCATCTTGTGTAATTCGATTAATAATAACGTATTTAAAGGTTAATGTATTGGCCGTTATAGTCATTGATGACTGACTCATATTTAAACCATGTAGTGATGTCCCTAATTTATCAACTGTTCCATTGATTGTTACAAATACACTATTAATCGCTCTGGACAATGATGCGGGGGTTCTATAACTACCCGGTGGAATTGTGATAGTATAACCTGATGGAACTTCTGCTAGAACTGATGCTAGTCCTCCTACGGTTGATTTTGGAGTTACAACTATTTTATTATTTATGTTATCTACCACCGTAAATGGGAATGTTACTGTATGCGAAGTAGAAATAATATTTGACGTAGGGCTTGTTATATTAATGGTATTACTCGAATATCCAAAGGAACTCAAAAAACTTCCACTTACATCTAATTCATAATCATATTCATTAAAATAAGTCAGCATATCAAATTGGATACGAGATCGTTTTATACCCACATCATAAAAGGCTTTCCCATTTACATATCCGTTTGTTATCGGATTTTCATCAATATCCTTTATATTTTTTAATTTTGTATTTATCTCAGAATCTAGATAGACTTCTTGATTGTTATATACACCAATGTAATCATTTAAAATATATCCATTTGGATTTCCGGTTGCGACTGATGTATCAATTGTAATCGCTCTATTATTTGAATTATTATCATAATATTCACGTGTACATCTTAATGTGAGTTTTGGGACAGATATGATTTCATAAAACGTTTGAATAGGACTAATCTCTGCTTTTAATGAATTGGGGGATGTAAACGCAGTCTGTTTATCAAATAAAAAGCAAGATTGTTGTCCAGTCCATAAAGGACCGCCCCAAAGACTCGAAATAACATCGGCTGCTAGATTTTCTAATACTTCGTCTTCATCTGGAAAAACGACTGCTACTTTTGAGTCTTCTTTTTTCGTTGTTGTTTCGCGATTTAACAAAATCATCATTTGGAATCTCTGCATGGTTGTGATTGTTGGGTCATCATTGCTATCTAAACCACTATTATAAGATATATCAAACTGATGAAGAAACGCATTCTGACTTAAAAAATTATTTGATAATAGGGTTCGATTAATTAATTCTAATAATGTAGAACGAGTATACAAGTCTGATTTATTTCCAAATTCTATTCGTATCGTGTCTAATATTGTAGATGATGCGTCATATAATCCTGGTCCATCATAATTATAAATAGTGAAATAATTATTTCCATAAACAATCGGATCACTTGTTCTATCGTCAATCACAAGATAAAATGTAGCATTTGGATCAAATGAATTATATTCTAAGTTATTGGGATCTGTAGTAACTCTTTCTGTAATTAACAGCGAATCCTGGAAATTTGAATAAATGCTCTCTAATGAATAAGCATTCGTCACAGATGTTACAGATGTTATTATACTGGCGTTTGAACTTGTGAATCGAGGAATAACCATATTTGCGAATCCTAAAAATCCAGGGATTGTATCTTGTCTTTCCGATGTATCAAACGCATTTGTAATTTTTCCAAAATAAAGGTAAAAATTCGTCTCATTGTATATTTGTTGAATATCTATTGTAAATTTTATTTTCGATGAAGTCACTTCTAATTCTACTCCCGTTGTTCCGAAATCAATATCTGTATTAATTGCCTTTACATCTGATATACTCTGATTAATCGCTGTTATTAAACCGAGGGCATCATATGACCCCGCCGCTATTTCAAATTTCAAATCATATATGTCTTTAATACCGTCTACATTTCCTAATAAATAAAAATAATTCGCATTGTATACATTACTCACATTATACCAAGTGTATGGAATACTTATTGAATGGAGTCTTAATGAAACAATATTATTTAATACTTCTGAAAGATTTATAATATAATCAGTGGAATTTGGGTAATTTCCATAATTTCTAAACTGACTGTCTAATTGTAATACTCTCTTTTGTGTCTCTTTTAACAGGGGATTTAGTGAACTCCCTCCTGTATATTCTAATGTCTGTGTCTGTGTTATTACTTGGTCACCTTTCTTGTCCGTTATATATTCATCTCCTGTTTGTTTCGCATCTGTTGGTTTGTCTTCCATTCCTTCGATTATTTGTGTTTTTTCTTCCGATTGTTCATTTTCAAAAAAATATCGATACGCATCTTCGAAAAAGGCTTTTATTTTTATTGCTTCCGTGTCTTTTAATTCATCATATTTCTCTATAGTAAGTAATAATTTCGCTTCTAATTCGCGGTCGGATGGATTATTTAAATCCAACATCTCGAATAATTCATCTTCACTATATTTTTCAATGTTATATAAATCATCATCTTTCTTTTTGTCTTTTTCCATTTAAAAACTATTGTATAGTTTCCATCTATATTATTTATTACTGTTTTCATCTATTTAATATTTCGCATTTAAACATATCTTTTATATAATCCACTAAATCGATTTCTTTTTTATGTTTCATTTTAAACAGTCTATCCAGTGGAAATCCTTTAATACCTGATAGTTTTTTTTGATGTCCTGAACCAAAGAAGCATAATTGGTCGAATAATTCGAATATAAAGCTGTCTTTTTCTTGGATATTTTCACGGTCGATTCTATATTTTCCCATATACGCATAACGATTATAATTATCATCACTGTATATTCTATATTTTTTTACATGAGGTATATTTGCTACCATACCTATTCCCATGATACGATTATCACTATTATTCATTTCTAAAACAAATAAAATACTCTTTTCTCTATAATTACTGTTTACTAATTCAGGTGTACCATAAATACTCCCAAATGTTGGATGAGTTTTTCTATATTCTTTATTCTCTTTCCAAGTCTCAGTATTAAACCTAGTTGTTACGATATACTGTTTCATATTTTCTATATATTCTCTAAATTCGGGGTGATGTTTTATTTCAGCCCTGCGTCTCTTTTTTGATTTATAAGCCGTATTCATTTATATTTTTTGTTATATTGGACACTCATCTACTATTCATTCAATTTTGTTAATTTTATTCTTTATACATATAAATATACATGGAAACAGATTATTCATCTTCTCCTCCCAATTCACCAGATAGCATCGATTTAGAAAATCCTCTAGAAAAACCCGAGATTGTTATTAAAAAGGATAATATTGACCGTATTTATGAAAATGAGATGAATGCGCAATTGGTTGAAATCAAAAATCAGTTTATTCAAAATTCACCTAATATTGAAACTACTATGTCTTATCATTATCTAGACAATAATAGTCCATTAACTATTTCTTGTGATAATAGTGATATTGAAGACGATAATAATAATGGTTTTAAAGAGGTTACATATGATGATATTAAAAATTCACTGGATAAATATTTCGACGACCCCGATATGCAGATTTCTAATGAACTAGACATATTAATTACCTATATGAAAGGTCAGAAAAATTTATATATCGAATCGTATATTGTAAGTCAAAATAAACTCAACATGCTTATGATTCCCTCTATTTTAATTACGATCGCCGTCACCATTTTTGCTCCTATTTTTAAAAACGAACCTTGGAGTATTGGGCTTATTTCTAGTTTAAATGCTATTACTGCTATGATTATTGCGATGATTAATTATCTCAAACTCGAAACATCTACCCAAACTTTTTATAATACGGCTACACAGTTTGATAAATTGGAAACTTCGCTCGAATTTGTATCTAGTAAACTCATTTTTGTAAATAATACCAAAGAAAAAACCAAGATTATTTTCGATAAATTCCAAGAAGTTGAGACAAAAATACAGGAAATAAAGGAATGGAATACTCTCTTTATTCCTTACGAAATTCGACGCATTTTCCCCATCATATGTCACATTAATATATTTTCTTTTATTAAACGGATTGAGAACAATAAACAATTGCTCATTTCAAAATTTAAAGATGTTAAAAATGAAATTAAATATATTGTATCACGCCCGAATACACGGTATAATAAATCTAGAATTGAATGTCGGTTAAAATTATTATATCAACAAAAAGAGAAAATTAAAGATGAATTATCTCATTATCGTAATGCATATAGTTATGTTGATGAACTTTTCACTATTGAGATAAAAAACGCACAAAATTATCATTATTGTATTTTTTTCCGCAATTCGCATAACGAATCGTGTAATTCGAATAATCCAGTTGTTGATCGATATATTCACTCACTCATTAGTGCGCGATAACCATTTTCCAGAAATCATGTTTTTCATATACTATCTTTGTAGACAAGCCATTCTTTAAATTTATAAATAGATTTTCACCACATTTGGTGGTTGTGTCTATTTGTAATCGGATTATTACCGATTTATAATCTTTATTATTATAGATAGGTCGTTCTACTATACTATTTATCTCACCAAACTTACATTTTATTAGGGTCGATGCTATAAATCTTTTAGTTATTTTCGTTTTCATACGTGGAATACATAATGTTGTAGTCATCTAATTATAATTGAAACAGTATTTATCATTATTGTTTCAATTTTATACCATGCTGTACCGTTTAACGTTAAATTTATTTTATCATATCTTTTTTATACAATTTTTTTAATTCTTATTTCGTGCTGTTACGGTACATGATTATTTATCATTCTTTCTTTATGTTTTTTATCGTTTATATCTTGAAATCGTTTTCCGATATAATTTATAATGGACAATTCTATGGACAATTCTATGGACAATTCTATGGACAATTTAGATCTATCTTGGACAGATGAATATTACCGAACCACAGAGGGTGGTAAAACATATGAACCTGAACTTATGAATGAGATAACCCTCAAATTGATCTATACCAATATGGATGATGAAATTTTTCATACTATTGATAAAAAAATTGCTTTGACGATTAATAATGAGAATGACCATAGTATCTTATCCGAAGAACGTTTAATCGAAATTATTCAAAAAAATCGCAATTTTCAGAATAAACGCTATAAATGCGATAGTATTATACGATATTTTAATGATATGGATCCCGAAACCATTATTGATAACATTGAAGACGAAGATTTTCAGTTTGAATCCGATAAATATTTTTCACATTTTGAAATACCGAAAACACTGTATTTCCCACCATCGCTGTTTATTTTTCACTCTATCAACAGTATCTATATTATATTTCGTGAAATGGTTTTATTGAATCCTATTAATTCACCCGTTTCGATTATTAAAAAATATAAAAATAAGGTTACCAAACGTGTTCGTATTTCCGACCACCTTCCATCATATTCTACTACACGCAAATCTAGAAAATAAAAATGATAAATGACTTATACATATCTTTTGTTATTTATTCAATAATGGAAACAATTGTTTCAAATGAACATATAAAACAACAATTTGTTTATCTTCGTCATCTTATTATTGAATCTGATTTTACAAAAGACTCTGTTATTAATGAAAATTCTAATTTGTTCCGATGTATTGTAAAACAATCTGACTCTAAAGACATAAACAATTTGTTTTATTTTGTTGCTTATATGCGCGATATTCATGGGGGGCTTGGTATTCGCACTATGTCTTATCATTTTATTATTATCTTATATGATTCCTTTCCTGAACTAACACTCGATTTTATCAAAACCATTGTTGTAGGTAGACATAATATTGGTTCTTGGAGAGATGTTATTGGGATTTGCGAAATTGGATACAAACAAAATATTGACCATCCTATTATTTCGGTTTTGGTCTCTTTTTTAAACATATCCCTTATTCAAGAACGCAACTATTTTGAAAAACACGGAGTTTGTGAATCCAATCTTGTTAAATGGATTCCACGGGAAAGGTCGAAAAATAAGTGGTTGTTTCGTATATTATCCTTGAAATGGTGCGAAATTAATCATCCCTATTTATTTAAACATTGTATTAGTGATGTCTCTCAGATGCGTGCCGAGAGAAAGTGTTTTATGTTGTATCGGAAAGTTGTATCAAAATTATCGGTCGTTTTATCTGAATCAAGTGAGTTTATTCCAATTCATTCTCTTTTAAAAAACTGGTATTCTATTCATAATATCACACGTGATTACCAAATACTGAATTCTAGTATCCCCTCAAATTCTTTATCAAAATATTGTATAAAACGGGACATCTCTTATAAAGGTAGACCGTTTTTTATGAATTATTTTCATTTTCCACAAGGTATTGATAGAATGACTAGTATTATGTTTCGATGTATTTATTTATTTACTCAAAATAAAGAGACTGATCCAGTCGCATCATTCATATATTATAAAAATATGTCGGATACTATGAATGATATAAACCATTTATGGGAAGATGCGTTTCAAAAATGGAATCAAGTTATAGCTGTTGACCATAATTCTATTCCTGTAATTGATATTAAAACAACATCATTATCTGATCCTATTCTTCATCGGGCCATTTCCAGGGCTTGTTTTATAGCAAAAGGGTCGAATATTAAACGCATTTTATTTTCCGCCCACGTTCCTATTTGGATTAATATTGAGAATACACAAGACCTATCTTCTATTATTCTTTGTATTTTTAATTGTCTATCACGCGAACCCCTTGTTAATACTGGTATTGATAAATCCATTCAGTTTCTTGGTATTAATCACCCTTTTACACCTATTGTGATAAATAATAATGGGTTTTGTTACAATTATCAACACATATCTTCATATAAAGATTGTTCCTCTATTTTTCAAAATGACCGTTATCGATTATTAGATTCTGTTTTTAGTTAGTTACACATATAATATACATATTCGTATATATATATTATATATCAATGCCTGGAGATAGTGCTTACATTATGCTGTGTTATTTTTGTAATGACCGAAAGAAATATAAGTCCCCCCTTTTTAAATATTCGATTGATTCTACGGCAACAACCGTTGTATCTTGATTTTTAGACCATCTTGGTCATATTTAATAACATATCTTTCTCATGTAATGTTTTATCATTTATCGCATTTCGTTTAGCAGCCATTGTAGATACAATTTTACCATCTTTAAATATCGATCCTAATTCTACAATCAGTTTATTATACTCTGTCTTTGCTACCGTTTTAAATATGTCTTTTATTTTTAATAATGTATCTCCGGGAACACTCGTCTTTCCTAATAAAATACCTTTTATTACTTGGATATACTCATATAAAAATCCTTTTGTTTGTCTTGATGATAATTGTTTTATTCCGGATATGTCTAATTCGGATATAATTACTGTGGTTAAAGCGTAATTATCCCAAGTATCTTTTGTAGATACGATTTTATTCCATATATATGTCCACGTTTTTCCTTCAAAACTATTTATCCATTGCTGGAGTCGAGATAGATAGTCTTTTTTTTCTTCTTCTGTGAATATAGACATTTGTAATAATGTATTTTTTTTCATAAATTTTCCCAATATATCTTTTTTCATCTTTGCGATTTCGTCGGGTGTTATTACGACATGTTCTTTCGCAGGATCTATCATTATTGTCTTCCCATCTTTTTTTCCTATTAAATATCTGGATATATGTGTTAATAATATTATTTCAAAACACCACGGTAAATAGTAATCTATCACTATTCCAAAGGGTTCTCTTGTCTTTTTATATTCTTCTAGTTGTAATTTTTCTCCATCATATGATATTCCAAAATCTATCATTATTGGATGTGTTTTTTTATCTATCATTATATTGTTACTCTTTATATCCAAATGTAACACTTTTTCTTTATTTAATATTACCAATGACTCGAGTAAAAATAAATGTTTGTTTAGTACTTGTTGTAAGTATTTTTTTGTTTTATCTCTGGATGTCGAAGTAATAATATTATGTAAAAATGTATCAAGTGTATCTTTTCCTACATAACGAACCTTGCTTATAATCATTGTTTCCGTTGTTTTATCTAGTTTATCACATTCTTTTAATATGTCTTGTTGTATTTTTCCTGATGTTAATGGACAAGACTCGTATATTGGCGCAAATCTGTTTGAATGCAGTATTTTTTTTCCTATTTCTATCTCATTTTTAGATGTTTTATTGTCTCCTTGTATCTTTGATATTAAACCCTCTTTGGATTGTTTGGATTGTTTGGATTGTTTGGGCAGTCCACATTCTAGATCTTTATCTACCACACAACCATATGTTCCTTGTCCTAATACTTTTAATTCTGGTTGTTTATTTTTATTACTCATTTTATACTATCTCTATAGAATATTGTTATGTTTATTCTTTATTTAAAATTTACCGTTTAATACGAAGTTAAATATTCATTGCCCACTAAACTGTTATATTATTTATTTCCTTTGTT